GGCCCGGATCGAAAGGTCAGGACACGATTTTTTTCGGTGGATCAGACTGACGCCGCCGTCGAGTTCGGCGCGCTGATCAATCGTGATCCAGGCTGCAATGTCTATGTCGGCGCGGCGCTACGCAGGGACGATGTTTTTCCTGGCCGCGCGGCCGACGATGGCGATTTCCTGAAAACCTATGTCGTCTGGGCCGATGCGGACGACGACGATCAGGTCACCAGCGCCAGAGAAACCTATCACACCCTGCAGGTTGTGCCGCCGGTCGTCGTGGTTACCGGGCGCACCCCGTCACGACGCGCTCAGATGTGGTGGCCGCTTGAAAATCCCATCTCGGACATAGATGCTCTTCGGGGCCTTCTGCGCGGCGTAGCGGCCACCCTCTCCACCGATCCAAAGGTCTGCACCGGAAAGCAACTCATGCGTCTGGGCGGCTCTCTGGCGTGGCCCAAGAAGGATGGTCGAGTTCTGGAGCGCACCGAGTTTCTCCAAGTCGAAAATACCCAGCGCGAATTCCTGACCGAACAACTCACCCGCGCCTTCCCCCCGATCGAGCGGGGCGCCTCCGGTGAAATACCAGATATCACCATCACGCCCACCGGCGCGTTGGGTCTCGCCGAACAGATCATGGACGGACGTGAGGGATACGCCTTTCGCCTTGTTCGTGCCCATCTCAAGGAATTGATCGGCACGACCGGGTGCGAGCCCACCGCCGATGAACTCTATCGATCGGCCGCCCCGATTTTTTTCGCTAGGACCGATCAGGTACGGCCAGGTCGCGGGCCTGATTTCCTGAAGGCCAAATGTCAGGAAGCGATCAGATCATTCCATGAGGGCGTCATACCGGGCGCCGCCACGCTCGACGAAGCGGTGATGACGTGGGCGCAAAAGCGCGAGCCGAAAGAGTCCGAACAACACCAAGAGACAGAGGAAGACGAACCGCCCCTTGAAGACCCTCCCTTCCGCGCCTCAACGCTTCATGGCGAAGCGCCGGCACGTCAATGGGTCGTGCCGGATTGGATCGTCCAGGGGAGCGTCAATAGCCTCTATGGCGACGGTGGCCTGGGTAAGACCCTTCTGGCCCAGCAATTGGCCTGTAGCGTCTCCCTGGGCGTCCCATGGTTGGGCTTGCCCACGGCCAAGGGTTCGGTTCTCGCTGTGCTTTGTGAAGACGACAAGGGCGAACTGCATCGGCGACACAACGATATCAAATTGGCTATGGGTCATGGTGTCGGCAATCCGTTTCATGATGTGTGGCTTTGGCCGCGTGTCGGCTCTGAAAACATACTGCTCAACTGGGATACAGAGGCCAAAGCCGGAAAATTTGCAGCCAGTCTTGAACGCACCATCAACGAAATCCAACCCTCGCTTTTGATTCTCGACACCCTCGCCGACTTCTACGGCGCCAATGAGATCGATCGCGTGCAGGTCAATTATTTCGTCAAGACCATGCTTGGCGGTCTGATCAAGCGATCGTCGTGGCCTCTCACCGTCCTGCTTCTCGGACACCCGAGCGTGCGCGGGAAAGAGAGCGAAGACGGCTTCAGCGGGTCCACGGCATGGAACAACGCCGTGCGCTCCCGCATCTATCTAACAAAGCCGAAAGATGGCGATTCCAATGACAGATTGCTAACACGAGGCAAGGCCAACTATGCCTCCAGCGGCGAAGACACCGGGCTTAAGCTGACTTACGAGGAAGGGGTTCTGCGAGCCCAGGAACATTTCGACCCAACCGACGAAATCCTCTGGGCCTGTGTTCGCTGCGTGGTCGACGAGGTGCGAAACGCATGGGATTTCGACCGGCCATTGATGGCCGCCAAGGCCCATGACCGAAACATCTTTCGGGTCCTTTTCGGCAAGATCGTGGAACCTCCATACACCAAGGATATGGTCAAGAGAGCCATCGAAATCGCCATTGAGGACGGCCAGGTCAGTCTGCTCAACAAACACGGAAAACGCGGTTACGGCACCGCCATGAAAGGGTCAAGTCTATGAAATCATTGGTCGGGTGCGGTTCGGGCGCACCTCTAGTCCGCATACTGATGGAAATATGGTGCTTTTTACATGACCGCACCCTGTTTTTTGTTGATTTCATTGAACAAAATCCGGGTGCGCGCACCCACCGCACCCACGGGTGCGCCAACACCGCACCCGACCAGTTAAATCAACAACTTAGCGCCTTCGCCTCGCGCGTACGCGCGCGCGCCGATTTGTACACAAATCCAAACGGCGCACCCGAGGGTGATGCGCCGACAGATCGGGGCGCACCCGGCCCAGAGCGGCCAGAGCGGCTTCGCTTGTGGCTTCGCCGCGCCGGCCGCGCCGGGCCGGAAGCGATCAATCGGCGATCGGAGATGAAATCATGAACCCCACAGATGCCGCGACGCTGGCCGCGATTATCCAGAGCGTGGACCTCGTGGCTCGTGATCATGAACGTGTCTGGGGACTTGATCGCCTCCCCACGCTGGTTGATACCGATATGCGCTCCAGGTTTTATCGTCAGCAAACCAAATGGTCGTCGGCTATTTCTAATGCTTACGAAATGCAATGTAACCTTACGGTCACCGATTTAAGCGCCATTCAAGCGTTGTCCGAAGGACTGCGGCGCGGATGGGTCGCAATGGCCACGCAGGCCGCGCAGAACGGCGCGAAGCCTATTGACGCGGAAGTGTGGGAGATGAGGCTTCACGATGGTTCCAAGGGCGCCATGGTGCGATCGGCTGCGGAGGCACGTCATCTGGTCGAGACGGGCCGCGACGAGGGGACCTATGTCGCGGTCTGGACGCTGGATGAGATCGTCAACGTGATCGCGATCAATCTGGGCGCTGCCGTCGTTGAGGCCAAGATCGCCAAGCAGGCGCCCAAAGAGAAATTGGACACATCGTGGATCAAACATGGCGATGCGATTCCTTTCGGGGATAATCCTACCGGATCGGTGGGCGGTCACGCAGTGTCGGTGGATGTCTTGGCCGATTTTGATTGAGGGACTTATATAGTTCACTCCCTCGCTCCATCTTTCTTCGCCTTCCTGTCCGCCTTCGCGATCTGCTTACGGACCTTGGTTGCGGCCTCGCCTTTGCCCTTGGGGCGGTAGGCGAGAACCATGGTGGTGCGGGATGGGGTTGACGGGGGGTTTGACGTGGCGAACGAGAGCGCTATTTTCAGCGCCATGACCAAACGTCGCAGCCTCTATCCGATGCCTGTCGATGAACTCTTCCGACATCCCAAGTACGTTGCTCTGCCCGTAGCCGGGCGGGGGATGCTCCTAAGCGCGCTAGAACATTTCTGGCGGTCTGATTGTGCTCCCTTGCCGACCAATGATGATGGATTGTTCGCCATCGTGCGCGCTCATCGATCGACTTGGCGTCATCATAAGGACGCTATCATGTTGATTTTCAACGATGTTAAGCCGGGACTGGAGGCGTATCACCGAAAGCGCGAGGGTAATCAGGAAGGGTTCAGGATCGCCGGATATCGAACCGCCTCAACGCGTCGGCTGAACGCTTCGAAACAATCTCTTCCCGATCCGATTACCGTGCCGACGCTACCGACCTCGGCCCATTACGCACCCAAAGAGCGGCATACGGAGACCACCGGACAGAGGACGTTTCGGGATGTTGCGTAGCGGGTGTAGGCGAGAATTGATCTTACGCTCCCACCGCCCCGGACCTCATCAGCAGGTTACGAACCGTCGAATCGTGCCATTCGCCCCCTCTGGCCGTTCGAACGCCTCGCTCGTTCAGGGCGGTCGCAACTGCCCGCAACGTGGTTGCTCCCTCGCTCTGGACGGCGCGTACGATCGGCAACACCTTGCCAGCGAAGTCGTCAGCCTCGGCTCTCTGCGCCGCAGCCCCCTTGGCCGAAGCATCGGCCAGGTTGGTGCGATTTCCGAGTTTGACGCCATGGGCCTTCTTGGCCGCTAGGGCGACGCGCGTCCGATCCGAGATCAGGCGTCGCTCTTTCTCGGCGAGGGCTGCGTACAGGTGCAGCATGAACGGATCGGCGTCGGCGCCCAGCTCGGCGACGATGAACGGGACGCGGCGGGCCATGAGGTCGGAAATGAACGCCACGTCACGGGAGAGCCGGTCGAGCTTGGCGACCAGAACCGCCACCTTGGCCTTGCGCGCCATCGCCAAGGCGGCGGCGAGTTGCGGGCGGCGGTCGAGCGCGTCGGCGCCCTTGCCTGTCTCGATCTCGACAAACTCGGCGAGGATTTCGCAGCCTTCCGCCTCGGCGAAGCGGGCCAGCGCCGCGCGCTGCGCTTCAATGCCCAACCCCGACCGGCCTTGCTTTTGGGTTGAAACCCGAATGTATGTAACCACTTGCCGCATTTGCAAACCCTTCTGTGCGTTGAAGCAAACACTATACGACCGTATGATGTTTGTTCAAGCGATTTTGGGTGTTGACAGGTGCGCCTGATGGTGATCGGATGCGTATCGACGCGGGGCCGCCTGGTTGAGCGTGGTCAATCGCGAGGCGCGTTGGGTCGGAGCAAAAATCGTTGGAAAGGGTCCCATCCACTCCCACCCCCAAAAAATCCTCGATCTCATAGAGGAAATCGATGATCTTCCCCTGTAACCTTATGCAGGCCCTGCAATCGGCGGACATGATGGAACGAATGAGCCGGCCGAAACCAGTCGAAGGGGCGCCTCTCGTTCGAGTTTCGAGTCCGTACATCGACGAAGACAAGCGCCAAGCCGAGATCGACGCGGCGGTTCGGGAGGGGTTGAGGCGAACCTCGATCGCTCACGGTCGGCACGTCAGGACTATTGCCGCGTCCATACTGGCGCTGGATAATCCGACTTCTTATGACAATTTCGAATGTCAATCTGGACTGGCAAACATCCTGACCGATTGGCGCGAGGCCCACCCGTGACTGGCTGGCGCACGATCGATAGCTTACCGGAAGGCGAGAACGTCTTGCTTTACTGGCCGAAGGGCGAGCGCGGGTGTGGCGGTATGGATTGTGCGATGGTTTACTTGGACGACGCTTATGGCCCGACCGGCATGGCGTTCTGGACCCACGGAGGGCCGAATTCTGGAAGCGATTGGGAACCCAGAAACCACGAGAAGCCGACACACTGGATGCCGCTTCCGGAGCCACCGAAGTGACCACGATCATTGAAGCCTTCGTCCTGGTGATCGCGACTGCGAGTCTGTGCGTGTCGATAGGTTGGGGTTTTGCCCGCCTGGTCGGTTGGATTTCGGAGATGATCGATGACACCGACTGACGCTTCTCCGTCCGCCTATGTGGTCGTCCAAACCGGCTCCACCATCTGGCCCGGCGGCTCGCATCCAGGCCTGGCCGGTCGATTCCTGGCCGACATCGACGGCGGCCCGAAGGTCGCGATCACACCCGGCGGCATGACCCACACCGTCGCCGAAGGCCACCATGTCGTCACTCGCTGGCAATGGACGATCTGGGGTCCGAAGTACCCGGTTTCGACGCAGATCGACGTGAGCGCCGGGCAGACCGTGCGGCTTGCGCTCGATCGCTATCGCGGCGTCAGTCCCGGCGTCTCGCTTGCCGGCGGCGTGTTCGGTCTGGCGGGCGGTGTCGTGATGGGCGCGCTTCAGTCTGGCGGCCAAGCCGGAGACCGACCTGATGGCGACTATCTGGATGTGGTCCCGTGACTCGCCTCGCCCGTCTCCGCGCCTGGCTGATCATCAGGGGTTGCTGGCGATACCTTCGACGTGATCCTGTTTCCGCGTGGTTACATCGCCAGGCAACAGGTGGAACAAGCGGCGGCGACGCAGAGAGCCATGCAGCACTTCATGGAGGCGGTTTTCGAGGAGAGCGCCGATGGGGTCCAGGAACGCATGGTTGAGCGGCCGACGATCCAATGACGAGGAAGCCCAGGAATGCGAAACCGGCTGATGCGGGTGAGGCGGAGGGAAACGCTGAAGACGCTCCGGAAGTTGAGGTTGCGCGAGAAGATGTTGCGGGCTTACCCGCCGATGGTGGCGACAGGGTGGGGGCCAGAGGGGCCGATTCCGACCCTGCCGGGCAAGTTGTACGATCAGCCCCCGACGATCAGTTGGGAGACGTCGATCTTCAAGTTGACAAGGGCCGCGAGACGGAAGTTCTTCTCGACGGCCCCACCCTCGCCCGAAACTGGCGCCGTCCCGGCCCGCACCCCGGACGAGGACTAGGCTGATGCCCGACTATCTGGCGCCGCCGGACCTATCCGGTGAGTCCGCGAAGAAACCGGACGAGATCGAGGATTATGCCTTCGATAGTTCCAACATTGCCTCTGCGCGGTACGACGGCGCGAAGGGCGAGGCGATCATCACCATGGCGCGGGATGGGAGCCAATACCTCGCCACGGGAGTGAGCAAGGAGCTGTGGTCCGATTTCAAACTCTCCGGCTCGCCGGGGAAGTTCTTTCACGCCAATCTCAAGGATTTGGTGGCGGGGAAGGTTTGATGGTATGCGATTGCCACTGAGAGGGATTTCATGAGCGCTCACCCGCACCCGGACGGCCCACGATTTCCGCTGCGGCTGGCGATCCCGATGAACGCGGAGATCGTCGCCGCGCTGGTTGAGCGGGCGGCCACCGAGAGCATTCCCAAGACGACGCTGGCGCGGAAGTTGATCCTGGAGGGGTTACGGAAATGACGATCATCGCGTGGCGGGATGGGGTGATCGCGGCCGACACCGGCCACTGGCAAGGCCCGATCGATGTCGGCCCGGTCCAGAAGTTGAAGCGCCTGGCTGACGGGACGATCTATGGTTGCGCCGGAGACTGCTCCGACATTCGCGAGTTCGAGGAATGGGCGGACATGGGATTTCCGACCGTGGAAAAACCGCCGAAATTCGAGGACTTCGCGGCGGTTCTGATGAAGCCGGACGGCACGGTCTGGCAAACGGACGGCCTGCGGCCTCCCTACGCCATGCCGGGCGAGTTCGGCGCCGTGGGCATCGCCGAGCGGTTTGCCCTGGGGTGTCTGGCCATGGGCGCGAGCCCAGAACAGGCGGTGGCCAAGGCGATCCAATACTGCGCCTATTGCAGCGGCGAAGTGGTGGTGGTGTCGTTGGACGATGATGGCGTCGCCGAACCCGACGAACCCGCCGTCAGCGTCGTCGACGGCCGAGACTGGCTCCGAAAGCGCGGACTGGCCTGATGGACCCATATGCGGAATTGGGCGTCAATCGTGACGCGCCGATCGAGGTGGTGCGCCGCGCCTACCGCAAGGCGGCCAAGAGGGCGCACCCGGATCACGGGGGCTCCACCGATGCGTTCACCAAGCTGAACCGGGCGCTGAAGGTCCTGACCGATCCGGAGCGGAGGGCGCACTACGACCGCACCGGAGAGGATGCGGAACCAAAGCCGGACGGCACAGAAACGCGGGCCATGCAGACCGCGTTTCAGGCCTTGGGCAACGTCATCGCCAATCTCCAGGCCCAATCGTTCAACCCCGAGACCATGGATGTGTTGGGCATGGCGGTCAAAGACCTCGGGATCGTGTTGGGCAAGATGGAATCGATAGCCAAACAGGCGCGGGCCAACGCCGACAAGGCCACGAAGTTGGGCAAGCGTTTCAAGGCCAGGAGGGGAAAGCCCGATATCATCGGCCCCATGTGGGCCGCCCATGTCGCCGGCCTTGAACAGCAGGTGGTGACCGCCCTGGCCGACAAGCCCGTGGTCGAGCGCGCCATCGCTATCCTGAAGGATCACGAGTTCGAGGTTCTGGCGCGGGAAGCGGCGCCCTATGGCCGCCCGCTATCGCCCTTTGCCACGATGCTTCAGTCGCCTATGGTCTAGGTCATGGCCCAGACCGCTCCCAAGGCGTCCAGCTATCTGAAGCTGCTGCCAGCCTTCTCCGCCGACCTTCGCATTTCCTCCAAGGAGGTCATGCAGTCGGACGAGCGGGGGACCAAGCTTGTTCTCTGGGAATCGCAGAAGCGCGCCTTGAACTTCGTCGGTAAGGGGCTCGATGACGGTATCCACACCTTTTACATCGCCAAGTCCCGCCAGCTCGGAATCACGACCGCGACGCTGGTGGTCGATGTGTTCTGGGCGGCGATGTTCCCCGGCCTCAATGGCTGCATCGTCACCGACACCGAGAAGAACCGGGACCGCAACCGTCAGATCATCGTCGGCTATGTCAATTCGTTTCCGGAAGGATACTTCGGGGATTACTTCACGATCACGACCAATAATCGCCAAGTCATCCGTTTCTCCAACGGGTCACAGTTTGAGTTGCTGGTCGCTGGTGTACAGAAGAAGAAAAGTACATCTTGGGGCGAGGGTTCGGGCTACAATTATTGCCACCTGACCGAGGTCGCCGCCTACGGCGACGTGGCTGGCCTGGAATCCTTGGAGGAGGGCTTTGCCCAGGAAAATCCAAACCGGGTGTTCATCTACGAAAGCACCAGCAAGGGCCACAACCACTGGCGGGACCGCTATCTTGAAGGCCAGTCTGATCCATTCAGCAAGCGCTCGGTCTTCATCGGCTGGTGGGCGGGCGACACCAACCGGATCGAGCGCAACGACGCGCGCTTCGCGATGTTCGGCGAGGCCAAGCCCAGCGGGGCGGAACTGGAGAAGCTGAACGCCGTCAAGCTCCTCTACGACTGGATCGTGACGCCGGAACAACTTGCCTGGCACAGGTGGCGCTCGGCCAACCCCTCCGCCGACCTGGACCTCTTGCAGCAGAATCAGCCGTGGACGGCCGACGAGAGCTTCGTGATGACCGGCTACTCGTTCTTCCAGACGAGGCAGGTCAGCAAGGACATCCAGGAAATCGCGTCTGGCGACTACGAGTACATCGCCTATCGCTACAACCTGACCAACAGCTTCTTCGAAATGACCCTGGTCCCGATCACCGATGAGGATGACCGCGACCTGATCGAACTTCGCGTATGGGAGCCGCCGGTTCCGGAAGGCAAGTATGTGATCGGCTTCGATCCGGCCTGGGGCCGCACGGACCATGGCGACCGAAGCGTCATCGCCATCTGGCGCTGCTTCGCCGACAAGATGGTGCAGGTCGCCGAGTTCGCCACGGCCAGCGTCGAATTGATCCAATGCACCTGGGTTCTGGCGCATCTGGCCGGGGCCTACAAGGACTGCGTGGTCAACATCGAACTCAACGGGCCGGGCCGGGTGGTCATGGTGCAGTGGAACCAGCTTCTGGCCCAGATGCGCGACAAGGTGACCAACGCCCAGGACGGTCCCTCGACATGGGAGGACGCCCTGCCGACCGCCCGCTGGTATCTCTACCACAAGCCCGACACCATGGGCGCGGGCTACGCCTACAACACCGACTCGTCGTCGCGGGTGAAGCAGGAGTTGCTGCACAATTTCCGGGGCCACTACTTCACCCGCGACCTGATGATCCGGTCCATCCCCCTGCTCCAGGAAATGCTGATCGTCGTCCAGAACGGCAATGTCATCGGCGCCCCGGAAAGTTCCAACGGCGACTGTAAGGACGACCGGGTGTTCGCCTCCGCCTACGCCGTGGCGGCGTGGCTTGATTGGCGCCGGGTTCCGATGATATCCAATGGAGAGACCTACGAGCGGGCCATGAAGCTCAAGGAAGAGGGCGAGTTGAGCATGAACGAGCGCATCAACAAGATCGCCTACGGCTTCATGCATAAGGCCATAGAGGCCCAGGCCACCGCCGACAACCGGCCCAAGTGGCTCGCTGACCGTGGCTTAATTTGATGGCCTACACCTTACAGGTCTTTGTCGGTTCCCGTCACGGGACCTGGGCCGTGAGCCCGCAGAGATTCGATGAACCGGCCGGCGCTGAAGCCGCCATCGCCACGCTCAAGGCGGCCGAAAAGAAAGCTTGCGCGACAGCGCTTCAGAGGCGGATTGTGAGAGTATGACCGACGATATCAGCCTGTCTCCAGCTTTCATGACCAGAGTAGATTTCGACTACTGGTGCGATGAGTTTGAGCGATGGGAGCCCATGCGATGACCGAAGCCTATCCCGAACCCAAACGCGGCCCCGGTCGTCCGCCGAAGCCCCCCGCCGCGCCTCTCGAAGCCGAGTCCGAAACCGTCAAAATCCTGCCGATGTCGTCCGCCCCTCATGACGGCAAGCCACTCTGGCTGACCGCCAACGGGGCGACGTGGGTCAGGGCGGCCTGGAGGTCGACGCGGGTCATGGACTACGAGAAGCGCCGGTTCGTGCCGGCCGGTTTCTGGGTGTTCCAGAACACGGTCAGGAAGATCGACTTCGAGCCGACCGGCTGGAGCGAACTCCATGAGTGAAACCTATCTGGGCTCCGAGACGGTGGCGGCCGAGGGCTACCTACAGCCCAAGAGCTACCGCATCTTCTGTCTCTGCAACCGCTGCGGCAACGAATATTCGTGGGTGGCGAAGTCCCCCGGCGGAAAGGACCGCCCATGCCCGCGCAGGGCGTGCAAGGCCGAGGCCATGGAAGAGGACATCATGGAGCGGGCCGAGCGGCTGGCAACCATGCTGGCCGAGCAGCGAGCCCCGGCCGTGGTCGGGGCCAATAACCAGGTCCGCGCCATCGACACGACCGCCGAGATTGTCATGCAGGACTACAACATGACCGATCTGAAGACCAACGTGCGCGAGGGCGAGGGGGTGGCGCCGAAGCTGCCGGCGGCGCAACAGCGTCTGGCGGACGGGTTCTTTGGCGGCAAGGCGATCCGGGAAACGCAAGGCAAGAGGGTGGGCGACCAGATGCAGCGCATCGCCGCGCGGGCGATCAAGGGGGCTTACGGCGCCTCGCCCATCAACCCCGGCGCCATTGCCGGCGGCAAGCCCGGAGTAAAGATACTGCGGCGGGTCAGTGGACCGATCGCGCCGACGCAGGCGCCAGTCAGGCAGTTGGGCCGGGGCTAGGAGCCCTGCGTCGCCACCAGCTGCATGATGGCGTCCTGATTGTTGAAGCTGGCCCCGAACGCCTGGACTCCCTCGACAACCTGCGTCTCGCCATTGGCGTAGGTCACCAGGACTTCCTTGGCGATGGCGTCATAGGTGGCGAATCTGACGATGGAGCCCAGGATTTGATAGGTCCATGTAGCGTTCGGATTTGGAAGCTCGGTCACGCCTACTTCTTCCTCGCCCCGCCCTGAAGCAACTTGAGCGCGCCCTGCGGGTCGTTCTTCTCCAGCTCCTGAAGTTGGGCCGCCTTGGCCGCCTCCCGCCGCTCCAGGCCGGCCACGAGGTTCTCCACGCCGCCGATGTCGGAGCGCTCAAGCACGTCTTCCGCCGAAATCGCGCCGATCTTGAGCAGGTCATACAGCAATGCCTTGGCCTCCGCCGCGAAGGCGGGCGAAGAGGAATGCGAATCGACCATCAGGGTCACGCCGTCATCAAGGTCAGCGAAGTGGAAATAGATCGGCACGAGGCCTGGCGCCGGCGGTGTGATCAGCGGATTGGCGGATGCCTTCTCGCCGCCGGCCGCCGCCTCCGGAACCCACGCCACCAGCTTGGTCGCCTCGTGCGCCTTGGCTTGGTCCAGCATCAGGCCGCCGAGCGACTCCACCGACCGCTCGATCAATAGGGCCGGGTCCTTGAAGCGCGGCGAGGATTGCTGGACCAGGGTCTCGGCATGGCCCTGCGAGCGCACCCCCGCCTCGCCGCGCCCCTTGGTGATCGGCGGCTTGCCGCCAACCTCGTCCATCATCCGCTCGTATTCGTGCAGGGTCTCATAGAGCCCGGCAGGGACTTCCGGGGCGACGTTCTTGACATCCGCTGTCGGCACGGTGTCCGCCCACCAGCCGCCCGGCTTGTTCAGCTTGGCGACCACGTTCTGATTGACGCCCGACCCGCCCTTGAAAAACTTCGGTGGGTCTTCCTGCTGGCGAAGCAGTCTGGCGATGCCATTGACCCGCGCGTTGATGGCTTCTTGCAGTAGCAGGACGTTGGCGATTTCCGGCCATGCCCAGAAGTAGCCATCCAGCGGCGAGGGGCAAACCTCGATAAACGGATGCTTTGCTTTCAGGTATGGGCTGTCGGCCTGGCTGTCTGTGTTCCAGCTCATGAAATTGGTGGTCTGGTACTTGCCGCGAATGAGCATGTCGTCGCCGACCAGCCAGAAGGTCGCCCAGTTCTCCCGCTCATCATCCCAGACCCAAAGTTCGTCCATCTGGAGCATGGACGCCTTCATGTCCGCGCTCATGGTCGGGCCGATGCTGGACATCCAGTCGACGGTATTGCGGCCCTGAGCCGGCGGGTCATTGGCCCCGCGATAGGGTTGGAACGAGCCGACCACGATCTGCATCCCGGCGTTCATCACCGGGCTGTCGGCGATCTTACTGACGTAGGAGCGCGCCTTGCGCTTCAGTTTGGCCTCGTCCGGGTGGCCGGCGATCATCCGGTCAAACTCATATTGCGAAATGTACATGCGGTGGTTGAACGCATCCATGTCGGTGTCGAGCGAGCCCCGGCTCTCCTGAAGCACGCCCATGGACTCCGGCTGGATCAGTTCAGGCTTGAACCCCGACCCCTTCCAGTTCTGCTTGATGAAGGTCTTTCCCTTGACC